GGGGAAGAATCTCAGCAGTGTGTTGTACGGTCAAATTCGACAGCACAATGAAGTCATGAGTGGGAAGGGTTTAAAGTATCTTCGATCCTTTCTTTCTCAGGTAGTGGATGACCCTAGCTGGGCGATCGGGCGACCGATCTTAAACGCGCTTAACGGCCATAAGCCTGCGAGTGCCGTGGATCTAGCTAAAGGCTTGCTGTCTCAGCAGTATGACAGCGCGCACGAGCATTTCCGTGCGAGCCAAATTGCCCTCCTTGTTAAGAAGTACCCCTTTGCGGGTTCGGAAGAGGATGCCGTACGCAATGGTCGACATAAATTCTGTCGGGCAGAGCGGCGAAATCGCATCATCTCACGTTTGATCCGAGCCCGAGGTCCTGATGAGCATATGCATCACGTTCGCTCATTCATGGCGCGTCTCCTCGGAGACAAGCCAGACCTGGAGAAACTATGCAGGCAGGTCGGTTGGGGTCCCGGCTCATGTGTTGGGGTTACGGGTAGAGCCACCAACTTTGCTCGGAAGTTTCTTTCCGAAAGGTGGACCTGCACACCCACATGTTTGCCCTACGCTCTTACCTTCGCAAAGCGCTACCCGATGTTTTGGGAGCTGCTTGGATTAACGCGAAACCAGAAGGACGGAAGTCCTATGATTTGCGTCGATGTCGCCCTTTTTGAGGAGCGATTCCGTGCGAGGATAGCGCTTGTGGACTACAACAAAATAGCATTTGTACCTAAGGATGCCGATGAGCACCGTACCATCGCCTCCGAACCCCTCTTTAATCAATGGATTCAGAAAGCCATTGACCTAGAGATGCGTCAACGACTCAAGCGTTTCGGTATTGACCTTAGAGATCAACGCACAAACCAAGTTCTTGCCCGCGAGGGCTCCTTGGGGGGTTATAACGCCCGCTGTACTGTCGACCTGAAGAACGCTAGCGGGAGCATGTGCACAGAATTCGTGCGCAGTGCCCTAAGCTACGTCCCGGACTGGTTTGATGTATTGAACTGTACGCGAAGTCCTGCGTATCGGTTCCCGGACGACACGGCCAGCACGCCTTACGCTGGTTTTGTGTCTATGGGCAACGGGTTCTGTTTTCCACTAGAGACAGCTCTATTCGCTGCGATATGCTCTGCCGCTCACAAGTATTGTGGGACGGTGCCGGATTTCCGGTGCTATGGCGATGACATCGTCATACGGCAGAATGAAGCCCTCGTCGCTCTGGAATTACTCAGGCGATACGGATTCAAGGCGAACACGGATAAGACTTTCCTCTTTGGAGGATTCCGTGAGTCCTGTGGAGCAGATTGGTACAACGGCGAGAATGTTAGACCTGTAGTGCTCGACTCGACCTTAGATAGTATCGAGGATCGTATTCGGTTCCATAACGCTCTAGCGCGCCTACCGAGGCGTGAAGGTGTGCCTCTATCGGGCATCGCCTTGGGGTTGCTTCCTCCTTTCATGAAACGGATGGTCAGGCCTTTTGCTGACGAGACCGATGAGTGTGTGGATGGACGGCACTTCCATGACGTGACTGACCATCCGGACTGGACCTATGAACGGGTTCCATTCTGGTATGGCCTACTCCTCACCCCGCAACAGGATGAGGAGTGCGTGAACATGCCGGGTTTTACAACCGCATTGCACTACGCGGGGCTGGGAGGGCATTCGTCCCAAGCTCCGTTCGCCGTTCGTCGTGAGACGAGAATGCGGGTGGCGCGCTTCAGCCACTGGGGGGGTACCAGCAATTGGATCCCCCCGTCGAGTACCCAGGTGTTCTCCGGGTATGCGCTTACCTGTTCAGGGATTGTTCCCGTGAACACGCGCTATCGACAGTGGAAGGCTACTCAGGTTAGCGGTACCGCCTGAGTAGCTTCACCAGGTACCGCACGAGAG